TTATTTGATGATAATTGAGATATGTGATGTTAATAAAGAGATAATACCAGATAAATACTAGATAATGCTATCATATTCTATATCACAGAGTAATTCATACACCATTAGAACCGAACCAACTGCTTCTAACTCTTTTACTATGAGTTTGCAGGACATGTATGGTTTGAATAATCTAACTGCTTCCTTATCAGGAATTACATATAATTCATACGAAAGTATGTTAGGATTTACTGCTTCTATTAGTGGTTCTATTATAGGTTCTGAATATAGAGCAGTAATATACAATGGTGATACATCTATTTGGCATGGTTCTATTCAGGTATACAAATCATCATCATTGGCTATACAGTCATCAGAATACGAAAATCAAAATACCCAATACATTTCTCATACAAGTGAGAACAAGTATGTAATAATCAATTAGTATGAAACAAGCACAAAAGTTTGCAGTAGTAAATGTAAATACCAATCAACTTCCAATCATAACGGAGGATACTAAAACACGTTATCAGTATGTTCCTTTTGGAGTATATGGACAAGATGACTTCTTTGAAGCAGTTGTAACTGCATGGAATGTATCTACTACAACTTCTGCTTGTGTGGAAGGTATAGCTGATTTAATCTACGGTAAGGGATTATATTCTAAGAGTGAAGGGTTTGATACCATCTTACAAAAGATAATCCCACAGGAGGAGACGAAACGTGTAGCATTTGATTTGAAATTGTTTGGTAATGCTGCTTATCAGGTATATTGGAATGATGACCATACCAAAGTAATTAAATTTTACCATGTGCCAGTTCAGTATTTAAGAGCTGAGAAACTATACGGTAATCCAAGAATAGAAAATTATTACTACTGCCACGATTGGCAAGACCAAAGAGCAGTAAAGAACAAAAAGAAAATCCCTGCATTTGGAACATCTAACGAAAAGATGGAAATACTTTATATTAAAAATTATTTCCCAGGTCTATACTACTACTCCTTACCTGATTGGGTATCTGCAATGCAGTATTCAGTAGCAGAAGGTGAGATAAGTAATTTACACATAAACAACATTACTAATGGTTTCTTACCGGCAGTAATGATTAACTTTAATAATGGTGTTCCTGCTCCTGAGGAGAGAGAAACTATTGAGGATTTAATCCAAGCAAAGTTTACTGGAACTGATAATGCAGGTAGATTTATGTTATCGTTTAACGATGACCCTTTAACTAAACCTACTATTGATGTTATCCAAATAGAAAACCTACATGAGAAATATCAGTATGTGGCGGAATATACGCAAGATAGAATATTGGTTGCTCATAGAGTTACCTCTCCATTACTATTCGGTATCAGAACTGCTAGTAATGGTTTTAGTTCTCAGTCAGAAGAGATGCTAACTGCATTTAGTATTATGCAAACAATGACAATCTCACCATTCCAAAACCTTATCTTAAACGCATTAGATATGGCTTTAACAGAGGGTGGATTTGAAGATACTCAATTATACTTTGACCAATTAACTCCATTAGCTATTTTATCACAACAAGCTGAGGATACTGATAAAACAATAGATGAGGTTGCAGATGAAACTAACAAAGAGTTAGAGAATCCTGCTACAACTGAACAACCAGAAGACCAAACAATAGAAGATGCTGAACCTAGATTTGTAAGACAATCACAAGCATTCTTTAAGGAAGAATACGAAACATATAACGACTAATTATGGCTTACGCACTTTTTATCACTAGAAATGACATTATCAAAAACACCCCATTACAAGGTGCAATAGATGCTGATGCTCTTTTACCATTTGTAAGAACGGCACAAGATAAGTATTTGAAGAACTTGTTAGGAACTGTATTGTTTGAGTATTTACAAGCACAGATATTGGCAGGAACTGTTGATACACTATCAGTATATTACCAAGACTTATTAGATGACCACATAAAGAATACTTTGAATTGGTATTCTTGTGTAGAGTATCTACCATTTAGTTCAATTCAGTTTAAGTCAAACGGAGCAGTTAAACAACAATCAGAGCAAGGTATAGCACCTGCTAAATCTGAAATTGATTATCTTAAATCAACTGCACAAACAAATGCTGATTACTATGCATTGAGATTACAAAATTATTTGATTGCTTACTCAAATAACATACCTCAATACTTACAATCAGTTGGAAACCAAACTCAAATCTATCCAGACCAAACGAATCAGTATTTCGGTGGTATTCAATTGTAATATATGAGCTATTTAGTAAATAATACAGGCACAAACTATTCGTTATACTATAATGTTTTGGATTATTTCAGAACTATTATGGTGAATCATCCATCTCTTAAAGATGTCTCACAAGGACCATTAGGTGAGGTAGATGATAAACAATATCCATTTTACCCATTAGGTAATATACAAATTGTAGGTGCTGATTTTTTACCATCTTCAACTGAATATAGAATCTTATTGATTATTGCTGATAAAGTAAAGAATAAGAACAACGAATCAGATGATAGAACTAACGAACAGATTATTCCATACTATGGTGTGGATGATGTGGTAGATATACACGCCAATACTTTGAGTATAATGAACGATTTACTTTCATTTACACAATACTCTGTTGAAGCATTTCAAATCAATTCTACGATAAGTTTAGAACCATTTGCCGATAGATTTAACAACGGTTTGGCAGGTTGGGCAGCAACATTTACTCTTACAACTCACAATAATAGAGATAGATGTTTATTTGATTTATATCCATAATGAAAACATTAGCAGATGTAGCAAAGGATTATGTAACCATAACTCAAAAGCTAATCAGAGGTGGATACCCTGGTTGGAAGAAACCACCGTATCTGACAGGTAACTTATACCGAACTGTGGGTTCATTTAACACCACTCAGAGGATGGTTTTTCAACAAAAGGGTAAATCCTTCATCACCCTTAATTATGCACCGCCAGGCGCAAGATATGGAACGTATGTGGAGAAAGGAACTAGAAAAATGCCATCACGTCCATTTGCTCAAATTGCAGCAAACTCATCTGATTTCAAACGTAGTATATCTGAATATCAGAATAGTATTGTGCAAGAAGTAAGAGATGAAGTAGTAAAGAGAATGACTGTAATATTCAAACCATTCAATCAAACTATATAGTATTCAATACTTTTTCTAATTGTGTGGTTAATACAATAAACGAAAGTATTAGATGTCTGTAATAATAGCACAAACTCCGGCAACGGCTTCACTCGCTCAATCACCAATTATCTTTTCGGTGTATTCTACTGGTTCAGTAGTAAACAGTAGTGGATTTCAATATATGGCTGACCTGTATTATTGGACAGGTTCTGTATCCGATTCAGGTTCAGTTGATTATACCTTAGCAAAATACCCAAATACATCTTTGTATGGTATTTTTGACTTAAACAGAATTATTAATTCTACTCTTACAGATTTAGCTATACAGAATACATCTAATGTGATGTACTTTGCTTGTGATTTCTATTTCCAATATCTATCTGGCTCATCTAACACTTATATAACTGGCTCACATACCAAATCAAAAGTGTATAAAGCATTAGATGGTTATGGTATATTCCAAGAAGCAATTGGAACACCTATCTACGATTTAACACAACATTGGCCTTTACTTACTGATGGACCTGCAACTCAATCTGTATTCACAACGGATACGGGTAATGCAGGTGTGTATGTTGGTAATGTTGGAACAGATATTCCTACAAGAATTAGATACACATCTAATTTAGGAACTGCTGATTATATCCTTTCAGGTTCTACATCTTCATCACAACAAATCCAACAATACCCAATAGGACCAGCACAAAGTGGTTTTCCTTTAAGTGGTTCGTTTGATTATTTTACAGTTCAAGCTAGAACATCAGAGTTTGCTATTGGAACACCGATAAGATATGAAGTAGAATGTATTCAAAAATATCCTAATGTTAGAATTAAATGGAAAAATAGATTTGGACAATTTGATTATTTTGATTTCTATATGGTCAATCGTCAATCCTTTTCTACGGAAAAGAGAACGTATCAACCACAATTAGGAACGTGGCAATCAACTAATTTATCAGATAATGATTATGATAGTGGTGTGTTAAACTATATTGCTGATTCTAAACAAGCTATTTCAGTAAACTCATTCTTTATATCAGAAGATTACAACGATATTCTAAAACAATTGTTAGTAGCTGATGAAATATATTGGATGTATGATGAAGCAAACAACAGAGTTAGACCTTTAACCATAACATCACAAAACATAGTATTTAAGACAGGTGTTGTGGATAAGCTAATTCAATACCAATTTGATTTCAACTTCGGTCAAGCATATAAATTGATACTATAATATGAGCATTATATCTACGCAAGGGTTCGTATGTAAGCTTATAGCAAATGGACAACAATTAGATTTATTTGATGATGAAGAAATACTACTTTCTGATAACGTAACAGGTTTATTTGATATAGGGGTTCTTCCATCTGAGTTTACACGCCAAATAACAGTACCAGGAACAAAGATAAATAATGCTTTCTTTGAGCATGTGTATGATATTAGTGTTGAATCACCATTTCTATTTGCAACTAACACAAAAGTTCCTTGCTACTTAGATTTTAATGGTATTTATCTTGCAAATGGATATTTACAACTCAATCAAGTAAATGTAATAGCTAATAAGTTTATTGATTCTTATGAAGTTACCATCTATGGTGGTATTTCTTCATTTGCAAGAGATATAAACAGAAACTTTTTAACTGATTTATCTACACTTACAAAATACAATCATACTGCATCTTATAATGCTATTACATCAAGTTGGGTAGGTGGTTTATTTGATGGTGATATTGTTTATCCACTTGCAGATTATGGTAGTGGATACCAATATACACAAGGTAGTTTACAAACATTTGGAATGAACACTACTAATGGTGGTCTAACCGTACAAAACTTCAAACCTGCAATCAGAGTTAAAGCAGTATTAGATGCAATCTTTGAAGAAGCAGGATATACATACACATCATCATTTTTAAGTTCAGGTGTATTAGATGATGTATATATGAATTGTAACTATGCACTTAAATATCCTGAATTTGCAGGTGTTGATTTAGAAACATACGGTAAAATAAAAGTAGGTGCTATCTCTGGTAGTACCGATACACCATTACCTTCTGATACATTTGTTACTCTACCTTTTTATAATA